GTGTAACTGGATTTTCGTTACCAACATCATCAGCAATCACAGGTGCATTGACTGGTGCAGCCGCACAGGTAGGTAGCTTGGCCAGCACAGCAGTTGGCACAATATCTGGATTGATCAAAGGAACTCCTACCAATGGTATCAACATAGCAGACTTTGCCAAACAAGGTCCAGCATTGAGTAGTATTGGCAACATGAGTTTGCCTGATGTAACTGGTGCTCTAGCGCAGGCCAGCAAGTTGGTAGGACAAGGTGCCAGCACAATCAGCAATGCATTAGGTGCAGGAAAATTTGGGCTTGATGCCAGTCAACTTGAGCGTGCTGGCCTTGTGAAGCCAGGCACTGCCGCAGCCTTCCTATCAGCAGGCGACAACGATCTTGTTAGTGTGTTAAAAAGTCCCACAGTGTGGACTGGCAAAGATGGTGTAAAAGGACTTGACGGCTTGTTAGGCAATAGTGGATTGCAAGACAAAGTGCAACAGGGATTGATGAAAACTGGACTAAATGATTTAAAATCAATTGGCATACCCACAGACAAATTGACTCCACAGGCACTCAGTGGCCTGGCCACCAATGCTGCCAAGAGTGTGACAGACACTGCTAACTGGGCCAAGAATGCGCCAGGGTTACCCGCAGACATCAAAGCCAAATTTGATACCACGGCTGTAAATGGTGCATTTGCTGTGAATTTAACACAGGCCAAAGTGGATGAGCCTGTGTTGCAAGAAACCAAACCAGTAGCTGCTGACAATACTGTTAACAGTGCAACAGTTGATGCCGCAGCCAACCGAGTTACAGGTGATGAACGAGTGCCTCAAATTAGCGGCAATAACTCAACCAATTCTGTTGCTGTCTTTGCATTTGCAGACTTTATAAAGTCTCTAAGTGCATCATTCTCTGCATTGAAAACAAAAATTAATTCAATTAACCAAGAGTATCAAACTATTACTCAAGAGCAATGGAATCTTCTAAACAGTGAAGCTATTACACTACGAGCTACAGTTAGAGCAAGGCTAACCGATCTCAATAGTGCTGCTCTTAAAGAACTGGATGCTATAGAAAATCTTAACCTAGGCACTTACACTCGAAACAATATTATCAACACATACAATTTTACACTAGAAGACGCAAAATCAATGACTGCTCTTAGTGAAGAAATTAGACAATTACTTAAAGAGTTAGCTTTCAAAATTTCAGTTAGAGCAACCAGTAATAACTACAATAGTGCTGGTTAATTTTAAATAAATATTGTCATGACTACCTTTGTTGGCTTTAACACACAGAATCAATACAAAAAATTCACACTAGTGGACTTTGAATTGGTCAAGCGCGATCTCTTGAATGCGTACAACATTCGGCAAGGTCAACTGCCCGGGCGCCCTGCGTATGGCACAATACTGTGGAATTATCTGTTTGAAAATCAAGTTGATGCAGTGCAACAAGGCATTGTCAATGAAGTGCAACGAGTGGCTGGCGGCGATCCCAGAATATTCATCAGCAACATCAACGTGTACCCCCAGGAAAATGGCATGCTGATTGAATTGGAAATACAGACTGTGGGCGGAGTAAATGCCGAAATACTAAACGTATTCTTCAATCAAGTCAGCCGCTCGGCCAGCTATGTATAACTACGCCGTTTTTTATCTACATAAATAACAGATAAAGAATACAAGGCCCGGACATAATGGCAAAAACCACTAGACAAACAGCGATATTTGGTGTAGAAGATTGGAAACAGATCTATCAAACCTATCGCGAAGCAGACTTTCAAAGTTATGATTTTGAAACTCTACGCAAGAGTTTTACTGATTATCTGCGTTTGTACTATCCAGAAACGTTCAATGACTACATTGAATCATCAGAATACATTGCTTTACTAGACGTTATTGCGTTTATGGGGCAGGCCTTGGCCTTCCGCACTGACCTAAACACTCGTGAAAATTATTTAGACACAGCCGAACGCAGAGATTCAGTCACTCGATTGGCCAATTTGGTCAGTTACACTGCCAAACGCAACACAGCCGCACAGGGCTTGCTCAAAGCATTCTCAGTGACCACAACAGAAAATGTTGTGGATTACAACGGAGTGAATCTGGCCAACGTCACAGTGAACTGGGCAGATCCTACAAACTTTGACTGGTTGGAACAGTGGAATGCCATTGTAAACTCATCCTTGGTCAGCAGTCAAAAGATTGGCCGACCTGCAAATCGCCAGACTATTCTAGGTGTTGATACCAATGAATATGGTATTAATTTGGTACCCGGGTTCCTGCCAGTGGTGCCGTATACTGCCACAGTGGATGGTGTAAACATGCCGTTTGAAGCCACAACTTCATCCACATCCGGAAGAGACTACATTTACGAACCCAGTCCAAAACCCAACAGCACATTTAATTTGTTGTATCGAAATGATCAACTGGGATATCAGTCAGCCAACAACGGATACTTCTTCTTTTTCAAACAAGGCACATTGCAGAATCAAGACTTTAACTTGGCCGAACGCATTGCCAATCGCACAGTAAACATCAACATTGATGGTGTGAATAACGAAGACCGATGGTTGTTCCAGCTGGACAATGTGGGCAGTATCAGCCGAGAGTGGAACTTTACTGAAAACATTTATTCATCGGCCGCAGAACAAACCGCAACACTAAGACCAATTTTTTCCACTACCAGCAGAACCAATGACCAGATTACCATGGTGTTTGGTGATGGTGTGTTTTCAGAAATTCCAGTTGGTATCTTCCGTGCGTATGTTCGTGCAAGCAATGGCTTGCAATACATTATTAATCCTGCAGAAATGCAGAACGTTGTGTTGCCAATCAGCTATGTTGATCGCAATGGCAACTTGCAAACCATCACATTCACTTGCGGCATCACACAACCTGTAAGCAATGCACAAAGTCGTGAAAGCATTGATGCTATCAAGCAACGTGCTCCAGCAAGATACTACACACAAAATCGCATGGTCAACGGCGAAGACTACAACCTGTTTCCGTTTACTCTTTACAATTCAATTATCAAATCAAAAGCAGTCAACCGTGCTTCAATTGGTACCAGCCGATACTTAGACTTGGTAGATAACACAGGCAAATATTCATCAACCAACACATTCTCTAGTGATGGTGCCATATGGGAAAATAATATTTTGCCTGCCACACTATTTGCCTGGACTAACCGCAACGAAATTGCTGAACTTATTACCAATCAAGTACAGCCTGCAATTGCTGGTGCTACGTTTACTCAATTTTATTACGCAAATTTTCCAAGGATAACTGTAAACACTGGCACCACCGCACTCAGCACCTGGCATCAAAGCACAACATTGGCCAACGAAACCACAGGGTATTTTCAAAATGCATTGGGTACGCCAGTCATGGTTGGACCTTCTAGTAGTACTGCATTCAAGTATGTGGTGCAAAAAAGTTTGATTAAATTTGTTCCTCCAGTTATTGACGGTCAGCCCTATTACTTTGATGCCAACAACAGATTAAAACCTGGCCTGCCAACTAGACCTGAAGACCACTTGGAAATTTGGGCCAGCCCACTTGCAGTGGTTGGTGATGGCAGCAATGGCGGTGTTGGTAATTTGACCAATGGTCAAGGACCAGTGGCGCTTAATAATTTTGTGCCCACTGGAGCAATTGTAGACAGTATTATTCCGGTATTCCTTACGGACCTAAGCACTGTCATTCGTGAAGAAATAACACAGCAAATTTTGTTGTATAGAAATTTTGGTCTTGGGTATGACAGTGACGGAACTGTTACAGGCACCGCTGGTACATGGTATGTTATTACCAGTACCAACTTGGATGCTGATGCCACTTGGAGTCAAGCGTATGCAGGTAATACATCTGGACAAAATTTAGATGCTTCGTGGATGGTACAATTTGTGGCTGTGGATAACAAATACACAATTACATTCCGGGGACTTGCATATTACTTTGGTTCTGTTCTTCAAACAAGATTTTTCTTCTATGGCAATCAAAAGATTTACGACAGTCGTACAGGAACCACAATCAAAGACTTTATTAACGTGCTGGCAGTGAATACCAAACCAGACAGCTCGTCCTCATTGCCCGGCGACATCTATACCACTATCATTGGTCAGCCTGTAGAGAGTGATGGATACGTTGATGACTTCCAGGTACTGATCAGCTATAGAGATTCAGACTCAGATGGCGTGCCAGACAATCCAGATTTTTTCAATGAGATTGTTGCCCCAAGTGTTAATCCCAATCTCAAACTGGTATTCCTGCAACAAACTGTGGACTTTGACAATTTGCAACGATATTTGTTGGCAGAACCAGGAGTAGTCAATTCGGACTATCCTACCTATGATTCCATTGAACTGGTAAAATTCCAGTATTCTCCAGGGCAAGTGTTTTATGGGTACAGTGATGAATTATTTTATACACTCACAGTCAACACCGCTGGCGTAAGAGTGATAACTCAGGCCGCGGAGGGTGAGTGGATTGCTAGAACAGGACGACAGGCGTTGTATTTCCAGTACCGCCACAATTCGCCATTGACCAACAGAATTGATCCAGGCACCACCAACATTATTGACCTATATGTTGTGACACAGGCTTACTACACTGCTTATCAAAATTGGATTACAGATACCACTGGTACCGTGACAGAACCAGATGTTCCAACTATTGATGAACTCAGCACAGAGTACCAAAATCTCAATGAATACAAGATGCTGAGCGATAATATTGTTTTAAATTCTGTAGTGTTCAAACCTTTGTTTGGTCCCAAAGCTGCCAAAACATTGCAAGCCACTATCAAAGTTATCCGTGCTCAAAATTCCACAGCCAGCAACAGTGAGATACAAAGTTCTGTGTTAGCAGCCATGAATGAGTATTTTAGCATTGACAAATGGAGTTTTGGCGACACATTTTATTTCTCAGAACTAGCAGCATACCTGCACAGATATCTTGGAACCATAATCAGTTCAGTGGTACTAGTGCCACTAGACACACAAAAATACTTTGGCGACATGTACGAAGTACGAGCAGAACCCAGTGAAATATTTGTCAACGGCGCCACTATCGACAATATTATTGTGATTGATGCATTGACCAGTACCAACTTGCGTACTGCACCTGGCAGCGGAGTAATTTAATGGCACGAGTACGCAGCGTAGATTTTCTTCCTGAGATTTTTCAGACTGATGCCAACAAGCAATTTTTGGCTGCCACATTAGATCAGTTGATTCAAGAGCCAAAGTTCAAAAAGACTCAAGGGTATATTGGTCGCACAGTTGGTCCAGGAGTGAACCCCAACGACAAATATGTTCTTGAGCCTAATAAAGCTCGCGCAGACTATCAACTTGAACCAGGTGTGATCAGTGTTGATCCTACAGATAACACTAAGATATTAGATGCTATTACCTATCCAGGCATAACTGATTCATTGGTATACCAAGGCAGTCCTTCAACACAACCCAGTCGACTGTACACAAGTGATTACTACACATTTGATCCGTTTATTGACTTTGACACATTTGTAAACTTCAGTCAGTACTACTGGGTTCCAAATGGACCAGATGTGGTAACAGTACAGTCTCCAGGCGTTGCGCTGAGTCAAAACTTCGTGGTGAATAGAGCCAATGGAGTTTACACGTTTTCAGGAGTAACTGGTAACAACCCTATAATAAATTTAGTTCGTGGCGGAAACTACACGTTCCAAGTAGCACAGAACAACAAAGAAACTGTTAACTACAAAGTCACACGCACCAATGTGACCAGCTACAACATTGACAATGCCCCCAACGCTACTATTGTTCTAACACGTGGTAACACCTACACTTTCAATTTGTTTTTGCAAGGTGACTTTCCATTCTGGATCAAAACTGCTGCTACCATTGGCACAGGCGATGCCTACAGTTCAGGAGTCACACGCAATGGTTCAACAACTGGTGTAGTAACATTTACTGTGCCACAAGACGCACCTGACACACTATATTACTCTTGTCAAAGTCAAAGTCTCATGCGCGGCACCATCAGTATTATTGACGCACAGCCTGGCGATGGCCCGGGATTTTGGATCCAAACAGATCCAGGAATAAGTGGTGAAAATCCCAGTACTCCAAACATAAGCTCTAGATCCGTATATGGTGTTACTGACAATGGCACTGACCTTGGCATAATCAATTTTAACGTGCCACAAAAAACAGCACAAGATTTTTTCTACAGTCTTACCAGTATTGGTACTGTGGATCTTGTGACTGATTTGAGTTTTGACGACATCAACGGTGCTAGACTAGACCAGTTTATTGCCACATATGGTGGCATTGATGGAATTACTCAACTTAACACAAGAACACTAGTGTTTGTTAATGCCTCAGGCAATCCTGCTACTGATTACTATGATGTCTGGCGCATAGAGTATGTCACAGTTGGTGCCTTTACCTACCTTTCGTTGATCAGCATACAAACCATAAACAACTTGGAAAAATGGACCATACGATATGGCACAGACTACTCCAGCACACAATGGTATAAAAATCAAGCTGGTTACATAGTCGAAATTCCGGTGCTTACTGCCAAACAGGACACATTGTATTACCAAGATGGTACTGACCCAGAAATGTTTGGCATCATACGATTGATTGAGCAAGAAAATGACAGCACAGTTTATATAGATGACATTTTGGGCAAGCCCAACTACACCAGCTCAACTGGTGTGGTGTTTACCAATGGACTAAAAGTTCAGTTCTTAGGCAATGTGTCGCCGGCCAGTTATGCCACTGGGTCTAATGCTTTTATTTGCACAAACACCGCGGCAGGTATTAATCTTATTACCACAGAATCCACAGCAGGAATGGCAGTAGGACAAGAAATTATTTTTGCTGGCACACCATTTGGCGGCATAAGCACAGGTGTAACCTATTATGTTCAGGCAATTTTTAGCACCAGTCAATTCAAAGTAAGTGTAACCAAAAACGGTGCAGCACTAACACTGACTTCTGCCAATGGCACCATGACTGCTATTGCTAGTCAAAATCCACAATACTATGTGAATGGAGTAGGCACTGCAATAGAACTATTACCTGTAGAAAATTACATCACTCCAGAAGAATATGCCACTGCTGATGCTGTTGATTATCTTACTATCAATCGTGACAGTCCAGACCTAAACGCATGGAGTCGTAGTAATCGTTGGTTCCATATTGATGTTCTCAACGCCACAAGCACATACAATGACACACCGGTTGTGATAGACAACGATCGCAAAGCCAAACGACCAATTATACAATTCCGTGGCGGCATTAAATTGTATAACATGGGAACAGCAGCCAAACAGCCAGTGGATACCATTGACTTTACTGAAACTGATGCGTTTAGCAACATAGAAGGCAGCACTGCATATTCAGTAAATGATTACACATTTGTCAATGGCAGCCGTGTAATTTTTGCAGCCGACGAAGATCCAGTTGTACGCAGTAAAATTTATGTAGTGAATTTTATTATACCAGATACCGTAGTGCCGTTAATTACACAACCAATTATAAATTTGGTAGAAGCAGTTGACGGAGAAATTTTAGCCAACCAGAACACAGTGTGCCTTAGTGGATCACAAGTTGGGGTTACTTTCTGGTATGATGGGGTAAACTGGCTAGAAGCACAACAAAAAACCGCAGTGCAACAAGCACCATTGTTTGATGTATATGATGCCAATGGGATAAGTTTGTCTAGCAGAACTACATACCCTAGTTCAACATTCACAGGCACAAAATTGTTTAGCTATGCCACTGGATCAGGCCTGGCCGATCCTGTGTTGCAGCTTGTACTCAAATATCTCACATTGACCAATGTGGGAGATATTGTGTTTGATAACAATTTGTATTCAGATACATTTGTGTACGTGGTGGATAATGCCAGTGTCACTTTGCCAATCAGCACAGGATTTGTATATGAGTATGCATCAAGAACTGTGTACAAGAGATCAATTGGATGGCAAACGGCTGCTGTGCCAACTTTAATGAGTCAGCAGTTTAAATTTATCTATGACACTACCCCATTGAGACTTGATGTCGCAGTACAATCAGACACAGTAACACTGGTACCTAGTGTGAAGATTTTTGTAGGATCAATTTTTCAAGATCCAGGCACATACACAGTATCTACTACAGCCAATACCACAACCATTACCTTTAATACTGCACATGTGGTAGGAGATGTTGTTGAAGTTGAAGCACTAAGCGATCAAGTTAGTCGGGCAGCGTTTTATCAAGTTCCGTTAAATCTCAATAACAATCCATTAAATGCCAACAGCCCAAGTTTTACATTGGGTACCTTGCGTACTCATTATCAAAGTATCTGCCAAAATTTAACCACATTCTCTGGCGCAATCAATGGTACCAACAACACTAGAGACCTTGGTAATATCATACCTTATGGTCAGATAATCTTACAACAAAGTTCGCCACTCACACTTGCTGGATACTTTATGAGATCTCAGCAGTACAATATTTTTGGTGCATTAGAATACAACAGCAGAGAATATCAAAAGTACAAAAATCAAATGCTAGAAGCAGTGACTAGACAGACTATTCAATACGAAACTGCATCACAAATTCTTGACATAGTTATTACTGATATTACTTTGGGCCGCACATCAAGTAATCCATTCTATTGGAGTGACATGCTACCGGCTACTGCTGTGTTTACAAATACAACCTATACAGTAAGTTATACAACCAGCCAAGTGTTCGATACTGTGCAAATTTATAACTACACGTCAGCCAACTATCTTGGTATGAATGTGTATGTAAATGACGCAATTTTAACTAGAGACTTAGAATACACCGTGGCTACCGATGGTCCGCGCATTAACATTTTGATTGATTTGGTCATTGGTGATAAAATCGTCATTCAAGAATACAGTGCTACCTATGGTACCTATGTGCCCAATACACCCAGCAAGATGGGATTGTATCCTGCATGGCGCCCGGCTATTATTCCAGTTAAGACCAGTTCGGGTGAGCAACTGGTTATATTAGGGCATGATGGCAGCCAAACTCCTATTTTTGGTGATATTCGTGACGAAGTACTGTTGGAATTTGAAACTAGAATTTATAACAATCTCAAGTTAGACAACAACCCTGTGCCTCTTGATCTAGTGGATGCAATACCAGGACAGTTTAGAGACACTGGATATAGCTTTACTGAAATCAATACCATACTTGAAACAAGTTTCTTGACGTATGTGGGATGGAACAAGTTGGATTACACTGCACAAAATTACAGTGTCAACAATCCGTTTACCTACAACTATAGTTCTGCAACCAACAAACTCAACGGAGATGCTCTACTGGGTGCATGGCGTGGTATCAACCGTTACTTCTACGATACTCAACAACCAGAACTGACTCCTTGGGAGATGTTGGGATTTTCAGTCATACCTGAGTGGTGGGAAATCACATACGGTCCTGCGCCATACACATCAGACAACATGAATTTGTGGGATGATTTAGAACTTGGTCTTGTGAGAGATCCAGTAGGCGCATACATATTGCCAGCCTATGCAAGACCTGGACTGACTTCTGTACTGCCAACTGATGCCGCTGGTGCATTGCTGCCACCAATAGATTCAGTGGTGGGCGGATACAATGCACAAGCATTCCAAAAGAGCTGGACCCCCGGCGATGGCGGCCCAGTAGAAGCTTCGTGGTGGAATTCCAGTGACTATCCATTTGCTGCCATGCGCCTGCTGGCACTCACTCGCCCGGCAAAATTCTTTGCGTTGTTTGCTGATAGAGACTTGTACAAATACAGTACAGAATTTGATCAGTACTTGTATAATGGTCGTTACAGACTAGATGCCAACGGCGTGCAGGTGTATGGCGACGGCACTAGTAAAGCCAGTTACATCAACTGGATTGTGGATTACAATCGCATCACAGGTACCAATAGCACTGTGGCATTAGAAACAGACCTGCAAAATCTTGACGTGCGACTGTGCTATAGAATGGCGGCATTCTCTGACAAGCAGTATTTGAAAATTTA